TCACCAACAGATGGTGCAAAAAAATCCTACAATGACGACACAATGTGGAAACCCGAACTAGATAAAACTGGTAATGGTTATGCAGTGGTTCGTTTCTTACCAACCCCCGAGGGTGAAGAGATGCCATGGGTATCATACTTCGACCACGGTTTTCAAGGGCCAGGTGGATGGTATATTGAGAAGTCTTTAACGACTCTTAATAAACAAGACCCTGTCTCTGAGTACAACTCTACGTTGTGGAATACTGGGATTGAAGCTAACAAAGAGATAGCACGTAAACAGAAAAGACGTTTACATTATGTGTCTAATGTCTATGTTATATCAGACCCTAAGAATCCCGATAACGAAGGGAAGGTATTCAAATACCGTTTTGGTAAAAAAATCTTTGAAGCTCTTAAGGAAGCAATCTCACCAGCATTTGAAGATGAGACTGCAATCAACCCTTTTGATCTAAGAGGAGAAGGTGCAAACTTTAAGATTAAAATTCGTAAAGTTGACGGATATTGGAACTATGATAAATCAGAGTTCGAAAAACCAGCACCATTGTTTGCTGACGAAGCAAAACTAAACAGTACGTTTAGTCAAGTGCATTCGTTGTCGAGTGTTATTGCCCCTAGTGAGTTTAAAACTTACGAGGAACTCAAAGAGAAATTCGAAAGAGTTATAGGTGGTACATCGACTTCAACAGCAGAAAGTGTAGCAGAAGACTTGGAAGAAGTTCCTTGGGCTAATGTTGTAACTGAAACTGTTGCAAGTGAACCAGTAATGCAATCTGCAGAATCTACTCCCCAAGTGGAAGAAGATGACGCAATGGATTACTTTAAGAACCTAGCTAACGAAAGTTAGAACTAGGTTCTGTTTGGGATGTCTCAATATACATTATGAATAAGATTGATATAGTTGAGACATTCACTGAGACCGTGGATAAAAAGGGGGTACTCAGTAAGGGAAAGGCCAATAGCAAACTAGCGGATTGGTCGGAAGAGAGCGGGTATGCTGTAAGGCGTGGGGCGACTTTTCACCTATTTAAGAATTTAACAAGAACAATAATATGCCAAATGTAACACCAAGAACACATCCGAAGAACAAGAACGCAGAGGGTTTTGATCAACTCCTGCGTAGGTTCAAGAAGGAGTGTGACAACGCAGGTATTGTTCAAGAGGTTAGGGAACGGCAGTTTTTTGAAAAACCTAATTCTGTGAAGAATCAAAAGAATCAACAGTTAAAAAGAACAAAGAAATTGGAAGCAAAGAAAAGATTGCAACCAGTACGGAGAAGAGGTGTCAGATAATCATGAGTTCAACACATGGTGGAAAGGGGTCAAAGAGAAGACCCGAATCGGGAACTAGTTATACAGATAACTGGGAGACGATCTATGGCAAAAAGATTGAAGTTAAAAGTAGAAAGGTGACTCCACCTCATTCTAAATCACAAGTCCATTCGGACAAAACAAAATACGATAGAAAGACGGTTACTAAGTTAGATGTCTTACGACATACCGACTGTTAATTAAGCACAGGGTTTAACATAGTTACAGTTGAACCACTATCGCCTGACTTAGGTGAAAAACTATAGTTATTCGAGGCATTGTTGGAATTGTCAGATACTATACTAGTTGATGATATTGCACTGGTCACAGCTTGTTTAATCTGATCATCTAGGTTAACTTGACCATTAATCAATGCAGTACTAGTGTCGGGTTCAGTCGTCTTAATACTTGCAGCTGCTTGGTCTAGAATCTCTTGAGAATTACCACTTCCACCCAATGCCGTCTCGGCAACCGATGTAGTCAAAGAGTCTCCTGCCTCACCTCCTAGAAAACCACCAGCAACTGCACCGACCACACCACCAAGGAAACCACCTATTGCAGTTCCTATGCCGGGCCCGAAGAAGGAACCAACAAATGCACCAGCTTTAGCACCAGCTATTCCGCCAGCTAGAGCTCCACCAAACGAACCGACCCCTTTACCTGCTGAACCAGCAAGGTTTGCCGTGTAAGCAGTCTGCAATTCTTCAAACTCTTCATCTGTGTACGCACGGTCTTCACCAGTCTTTTCATCCTTCTTCATTAGAGTTCCGTCTGCACGAGCTGCTTTTAGATCATCCATCTTTTCGAATTGATCAAAACCATCCAAACCAGTTTCAGCGACAGCTCCAATGAGAGGAAGTTTCTTAATAAGTCCTTTTGACACTGCCTTGAGACCACCAAAGAATCCTGTAGACTTTTCAGCAACCTTTCCAACAACCTTAAGAGCCTCGTCACCTTCTTTCATGAACTGGCCACCGATCTTTTTACCAGTGACAGGGTCAACTGCACCAGCTGGATGTCTAGCCTGACCTGCTTTTTTAGCTAAATCACCTACAGGTGTCTTGGGAACCTTGGGAGTCTTGACTGCTTTCGGAAACGCATCTTTTAGTCGTGCAAAACCCGATTTAACTGTCTTGGATGCAGATTGCACCACTTTCCCAACACTGTTAAGACTTCGTTTTATCGCTTCACCAGCACCAGCGAACATATCCTTGTCCAACGCAGCTTTGATGATTAATAGTGCAGCTGCAATAGCTATTATGGGTAGAATTATTCCTGCCATCATCATGACAAGACCAGTTGTTAGACCCATTAACGTTGCCGCTAGTCTTTTACCAATCGAAGCCTGTATGACGGAATTCTTGACCATGGCACCAGTGGTCTCATCTTGACTTTCGATGAGGGAAGCATTGGCTTCTGATTGTTCTTCAGCACCATTTGTAAATTTGGTAAATCCTTTAGATACAGACGAACCAAAGCTTTGTAAAGACGAACCCAAGTCTTTCAATGCATTCCAGTTTTTTGTTAGAGCATCAAGAGGAGTTGCAATATCAATTAGTCCACCAGTTAGAGTTTTTACACTCCCACTGAATTTATCGAAAGCACCATCTGCCCCTGCGTCTTGTAGTTGTTTATCGAGTTCCTCACGGCGAATGTTTTCACCGTCAGTTGCTATCTCTAGTGACTTATTATGTTTTTCTATTATTTTAGTTTGTGCTTCAAGTTTATTATTAGACAAGTCTCGTATGGATTGTTCCTTTTCCGATATTGCTCTTAGGTTTTCTCCTAGTGCCTTTTCGGTTATGAGTCGTGCTTCAACTGCGTCTGTGCCTGATGCAAGAAGTATAGCTTCACCCTCTCGTATAGTGTTCGTGTTATCAATCAAACCCTTTAGTTCTGCATTAGTCTCACGTGCAGAGACAACTGCACTTGCTTGTTCTTGAATTAGTTGTTCTTGTACATTTAAAGATTCTGCAATATTAGCATTTGCTATGGCTTTTAGTTCAGCCTGTTGTTGCATTTTTAAATCAGACTTGTTATCTTCCTGTAACTTCAACACCTTTCTTGCAGCTAAGGCACTACTAAAACTAGTCTTACCATTTTCTAACAAATTAGCAACAGTTACTTGCAGACCTTTATCTGCAAACCCCATCTTTGTAATGGTGTGACGCATTCCCTTAGATAAGTTTTTCGTTGCTTCAGTGACTTCTTCTGAGGCCTTTCTTTCTTTAGCTGCAATAGCTAATGACTTAGCACTGTCTGCTTGTCTTTTAGCTTGTAATCGTTTTTCTTCAGGAGTCGCCATGATTCTCTCTTATTGTTTACCTATTTACCGAAAGCCTTACCAGCTTCTGATATTCCGAATGCACCTAGTGTTACTACAACGAATGATGTGTAGATAGTCTCAGATACCTTTAAGTCCATATCAAATGCTAACGCAGTTATTAAGTCGGTTAGTCCGAATATTGTCATTAAGAAAAACGAGATAAACCCGATGATTGCCTTTTCATTAATGTCGTTATCGTCTAAGAACAAATCCATAAACTTTCGTTTAGGGGGAGCAAGTTGATTCCGAGCTTTAATCGCATCCTCTTTCATCTCCTTAATTGTATCTTCTTGTTCATCCAGTTTTTCGATAAGTGCCATATACTTATCTAAGTCTATCTCGACTTCGTTACTCGAATGATCTTTTTCGTTTTCTTCAGCCATTTTTTAATCCTCTATATAATAAAATTAATAAAATCACCTCACGTAAACATAATGTATCACATCATCTATTTTCTGTTTCGTTCCTTCTGTCGTTCTGCTTCTTCTTCCAACCATTGGAGTAGAAGACTCATGTATATCTCTCTTTCCCAAGGCATCATATTATCCAACTCTGTTAATGAATACTTATGATGTTGCATTAACTGGAAGTTGGTGTTGTAATAATTCACCAAGCTTTCATGAGAAAGAGCTATCAAAAAAAACTAGATAATCCTCGTAGTGTTGAAGACTGTTGTTTTCCACAACTGTCACACTTAAAATCTACTACCTTTTCAATAGAAGGGATATTCTCAAAATACCCACTCAATTTCTCCAACTGGTCTAGTGTCAAGTTTTCAATAAACTCCACTATCTCAGTATCAGATATATCACTTGCTTCATAAACGGATTCTTCATCATAGATGCTTTCAATTCCGAATTTCAACAGTTCGATTATCCTGTCACCGTCATCTGTCTTTTGGTCAACCAAAGCAAGTTGTCTAGTGGATGGGAATTGAAGAGTAACACCTAGTGTCTCATTCAATTCTATCCTGTTATCAACAACAGGAACGTCTGCAACTTCTACAGAACTCAAGTCTACACTTGTTGAACCACTTCCATTACAATCATCCTCCCTGCAGTAAAGAGATATATTAACCGATTCTCCTACCGACTTAGCTCGTATCTGTAAAAACAAATACTCTAAATCATATATTGGTAGTTCATCGGAATTTACCTTTCCGTCTGTAACTGCTGTAACCAAATTCTTAATTGCTTCAAGAATTTCGAGATTGTCTTCACTCTCTTTTGCAATTAATAAATACTTCTGTTCTTTAACGAGAAAGGGTCTGTATTCAACGACCTTTCCTCCACTTAATTCGCACTTGAATTTAGGTGCTTTTTGGATTGGTAATCCCATAATTTACTCCATATTATAATTAACCATTGCCACCAAGTAAGGTTTGTAATCTTGTGGCAGTACCATCTAGTTTATTCACCTTATCTAGAAGTTTCTGTGACTTCTTATTAAATCGTGAACCCACTTTCAGTCCATCTTGAAGAGCATCTAATACTCTTCTACCTTTATTTAGTGCAGACAACTTAGGTGCAGGAACATACTTACTTTCCCATGTCCTAAAATTGAATGTCACTGAAAACTTTAATATATCTCCCGACTCAGAACTAAACTCCATCTTCTCAAAGGAGACTGGATATGCTTCATGTATAGTGTACTGTAGTGATGTTTTATCATCCTTTCGTAAGGCACTGATAGTGAGTTCACCCACATAATCGTAGTAGTACTTAAAGATTGGGTGTATACTATTACCAGTATCCATATCTCCCTCTCCACCGAATATAAAACTCTGCCATGCTTCGAGTAAGTAACGATCTGCAAATGATGTATCACATATGAATGTCATTGTAAGTTCACCACCGTCATCGGTAACTGCACCAGTTGGGAGATTCCGTGTCATTCCATATTCAGACCAAGCTTGAGTTTCGATCTTTCTGCCAGGCAGAGAACAAGTCTCCACTCTAAGACCTTCCAGTTTGAAACCCAGTTTAGGACAATTGATGAGTACGGAGAACATATTTGCTCTTGCGCCAGTATCAAAATTATATTTTAGTTTATCTATACTTGCCATTAAAATTGTTTCCTACTGTCGGCATACACCGTGTTAACGTTAAAGTTCTTAAATTGTGCAGTTGGTAACATAGACACTACACTCCAGTGTGATGGGTCAACCAATCTAACTTGTCCTTTTATATGAGTGGTCAAATACCTCTTGATACAAGGTTTTGCATATCTCAATCCTGTAACCCTTTGAATCAATTCATAGGATAACCGAAATCTTGCTTCATCTTCCATGTCCTCATCTTCTACTATAGTGTACAACTCCTCTAACAATAACACTCTAAATTTTGGTGCAATGTAATGAAGGTTTATGCCATAGAAACCATTGTTAGTGAAATCAAATGGAATCACTAGGGGGAATCTATCATAGTACGGCATTACATCACCGTATTTTGCATCGTACATAAACATGTACATTCTACCAAGGATTGCACTAGGAACACTCTGTCCCTCTCTCAATATCTTACTAGGCCTTCTGAATTGACCTCTACTCATTTCTGAGACCGACTCTCTAAACCACTCTAGACTTTCCCCTCTAGTTGGTGCAGTGTCAGTATTAAGTATATTGGTGAATAGTCCCATACATTCTATTTATGGTTTTATGTCAGGTGGTCTTCAGTTAATATTCTAAAAGTTAACCCACGGTCTTTACAGTAATCCTCTGCAGCTTTGAACTTTGCTTGGTTGACTGCATAGGTACTGATCTCGGTGAGATATCTTCTAGTCTTTCTCTGTTGTGGTTTGGGGGGTAGGGTTTGTCGTTTCGGTTTCACCTCTATGATCTCACGGACGACCTTACCGTTGGTCTGTTGCATCTTGATATAGAAGTCGGGGAAGTATCTATGCACCCTCTTATCTACAGGAGATATATAAGGTATGACTATTTCTTCAGAGTTCCATTCAATGATGGCACTGTTATTGTCACAGTAACGCATGAAAGTTCTCTCCCATAAAGACCTATAGAATATCTTTGTGGGGTCACCTTTGTACTTTTTATAGTTCTTTGGTTTGAACTTACCTTTGTATGACATAAATAGAAGTGAACATAATTAATTACTACTATTTATAGAGATTCTAAATGGCCTCACTCAACAAAATACTTAATAAGATAAACAAAGCAAAGTCTGCGATCAACTCGTTTAAGGGCATCTCCAGTAAGTTGAAGAGTTTGAACTTCACGTCTGCATTAGATAAACTTGGGGAACAGGCAGAGGAATCAAAGAGAGTTTTAGAACAGAGACGAAGTTCTCTTGAGAAGGGACTTGAAGCTGCAAACGGTTCTCTAGCCTTGGCCAAGCAAACACCCAATGGCCAAGCAATAGAATATATATATCCTCTGAACGATATTTTGGACAATTACATAGTGTTCACTGTTAAAGCACGGACACAACTCAGCAGTCAATCCGATGCAGCAAAGTTTTTTGCCGCGGGTGATATTGACATAATGTTATATGTTCCCGATGGAATTACCTCATCAATGAGTGTTGATTATGAAAATAAAGGTAAGAGTGCATTAGGTGTTATTTCAAACGCTGTTATGGAGAATACAGGGGATACTCTTGATAAAATAGGTGCTGGCCTTGAAGCTAGCATGGAAGTTGGTAGTAAAGTACTGCGACAGGGATTGTCGGCATTGACTGGAGACGAATTAAATAGAAAAAGAGGTCTTGCAGTTAACCCCATGAAAGAACAATATTTAAACGGTGTTAGTTATAGGTCATTTGAATTCATGTATGAATTCTGGCCCAAATCTAAAGATGAAGCAGATATGGTCAATAAAATAATATATACTTTCCGAAGTGCTATGTTACCCGACACATCAAATCTTAGCGATACCAAAGGTGGTGTAGAGAACTACTTTAACTATCCAAACAAATTCACAGCAGAGTTTAGTGGCCCGATTGCAGACACACTAGATGGTTACCTAGAAATGGTTTGCACTAAGTGTGACGTAGATCACTTCAATGGCCAGAAGTTTGCAGTGTTTGAGGGTGGTCAACCAATCAGTACAAAGATGACAATTGGATTTACAGAGATGGAGATTATGTCACAACAAAATTATCATGAAATATCTGCATTTAGAAAGGCTGAAAAGGCTCATGGAGATGAGATTAGAAGACAACTTGCAATATCTGTACCCAATGCATTAGGTATAGACAATGGAGACGGATAATGGCTAACGAACTATTTTCAAACTTCCCCGAGATACAGTACACACTTAACACTGGTAAAGTCATTACCATTAAAGACTTCTTCAGAAAGTCTACCATAGAAAAGAGTGCAGTAAACAGTATAGTTGAGTACACTTACTATGAACTATCAGAAGGGGATAGACCCGATGTGGTTGCATCAAAACTGTATGGAGATGGTGATCTCCATTGGACATTCTTCCTAGTCAATGAGTTAGAAAACTATTATGACTGGCATATGGATTCCCAAATATTTGAAAAATATCTAGAGGCAAAATTCAAAGGACAGACTTTGTTTTCATCGAACACACAAGGTATTATTACGAAGAAGAATTTCAAAAGTGGTTTGGATGATTCAGACGGTAAGTTTACATATATTGAAGACGTATCAATAACTTCGAGTACTAAGTTTCTTGTTGGAGAAGAGATTACAGATTCCGCTGGTGTTAAACTGGGACAGGTCATTAATGTCAATCCGACACAAAAATCAATAACAGTTGAAGGCAGTAAGTTTGCAATCGGTGATGTTGTGACAGGGTCTAACAGTGGTCAGTCTTTCACAGTTGACACAGTAGCAGATCACAGAGATACAACATCTTATTATGAGAATGCAGATAAGGTCAAGAGAAATCATGGTGGTACAGGGTGGTCTGAAATTTCACACTACACTGAAGAGTGGAACCTCAATGAAGCAAAACGAAGAATTAAAATCATTAGACCCGAGAAGATTAAAAGGGTGGTATCGGAATTTGAACGTGTGATGTCAAATGGCTGAAGATAAACAACAAGGTGGTATAAACATAGAGTCCATCACTATTGTAAATCAATATGGTGATGTGGTTGATCTTGCGTTGGTCTCTCCAAATGTCAGACTCTACGAATCGATCTATAACAAGTTTGTTACTGGAGAGATTGCCGTTGTTGACGGTCTTAACATTTTAAAGAACTTTAGATTCACTGGACAAGAGTCAATTCGAATCTCATTTTCACAACAAGAAGGCCTTGGAGAAAAGGCAACAACTGCTGACTCGATTGATAAAACATTCAGAGTGTATAGTGTAACTGATCTGCAGAGAATTAAATCTAGTACACAAACATATATCATCAAAATTTGTGACCCAAGAATGTTTCGAGCAAGACGACACAGAATTAGTCAAACTCTTAGAGGGTCATATACTAATATGTTAGTGGGTATTGTTACCGATGAGAAACATGGTCTCAATGTTCCCAAATCAGATATCGATTTGTGGGAAGAAACCACTCCTGATAAAATTCAATTCATAGCACCCAATTGGACAATTGCAAAAATAATTGACCACTTTACATCACAAGCATCAATCGGTAAAGATACTCATACCAAAAATGGTATGTTCTTTTATCAAACACTAAACGGTGGATTTAGATTTGCGAGTATAGACACGATGTCTACACAAGAGTTTCCATTAGAGTTTTCGTATCTTCCGAGAAGTGCAGACAGTCAAACAGATGTTAATTTGAATGCTCCTCAGGGCCAGAACACTCAGATAATTCAATATAGTAAACCCCAACTGTTCGACACACTTCGAGGAACCGTTGGTGGTGCATATGCATCCTCATTGAAGTCATACGACCCTTTACGAAAACTGGAAGGTGATATTATCTTTGACCTTGAAGAGTCTCATGCAAAGGGAGAACACGTTTCAGGTCACCCAATGGTTATGACTGGTGAAAACGAGATAACCTTTCGAGCCAATACGATGACCGACCCAAATGAATCCCCATCATTCGATGAGGTGGATATAGACCTTCCTATTAATGAGGCATACGAGAGTGTAGTGTTGTACACAAACACCCCCAACCACGACTTCGATAATTCAGATAGTGTCGGTGCTGTTGACACTTTCATAGGAGATGTGTTTAAAGATAATGCAAGTCTTGAAAGGCGTGCATTGATGGAGAACTTACAACAACATCGTATCTTGGTAACCATTCCTGTAAGAACTGATTTGTCAGTAGGAACAATAATCAAGCTTGGACTTCCTCAACCTGAATCACAACATGATAACTCAGACACTTCAGACATACTAAATGATGACAGGTATTTGATTGTGGAACATTGTGTTGATATCAACCCATTAACTAAAAGAGGTGTATCGACTATAGAGTGTGTTAAACAAAGTTACACCAAAAAGGTTAGAGATCATAGGCCTGCATCTCTAGACCAAGGTACAACAACATGATGAAAACATTTTATGGTATAGTTGAGGATAGACAAGACCCACTTAAAGTAGGTAGGGTTCGTGTTCGTGTCCATGGAATACACAGCGACGACAAACAAAATATTGCTACACCCGACCTTCCATGGGCCCAAGTGTTACTACCGACTACCTCTGCAGGGTTATCAGGTTTTGGAACACAACACGGACTTGTGGAAGGGTCTACGGTATTTGGATTCTTCAGGGATGGAGACCTATGTCAACAACCAGTTATTATGGGAACAACTGCTGGTATTCCTCAATCAGGATACAGAGAAACGGTTACAAAAGATCAGTTAACTAGAGATGTGGATAAGGGGTTCAATGACCCAAGAAGATTGACATCTAGTGAATATGATGGAACACCCGATGGGCCCAACCCATCACAGGCACCTAGTAGAGGATTCGGTCTAACGACTGCACTAGACACTGCACCTAAGATTTATGAATCTAGAGACATTAGTTATATCGGTAAGGGGTCTTCTATTACAGAACCCACACTTACTGAAAAAGACTTACCCTATTATCCTTTATACACGGACAAGTCAGATTTATCTGCACTTGCTGGAACTACTGATGATGAGGGACTTCACGCAGGAAGAGATATTATTAAAGACCTTCTTCCTAGTAAAAAGGAAATAAAATCTCCTGCTAAACCAGTCTACCCATACAACAAAGTTATACAGTCAGAGTCAGGTCATGTTATAGAGATGGATG